CTTGCCCTCTTTTGCCTGAACGTGGCCTTTGCCAACCTTGTGCTGACACGTGCAATCCCCCTCGCATTGAGCGTGCAGTACGCCAGCACTACCGGTATCACCAATAGAGTTAGCCATACCTGCACCACTACACATCTTACAAATCATTCTTCCTCTTCCCATTCGCCAACAAGCCAATGCCACGTACGACCTAAAATTGTAATGCTAAAGGCTTTTGGTGTTTCATCCCAATCATAATAAGAAATACTAAATATCTTACCTAAAATTTCTAAGATAGATTCATCTCTGACGTTGCCATCATATTTAATCTTCATCTTTAACCTCTTCTTTCTTAGGTTCATTAGGGTTAACTGGCCCCTCTGATGTACTGATTATTCCCTCTGGTGTTGGCATTAGTTTCTCGATTCTTTCTAATATGTTTACTATGTCTTGTAATGCAAAAGCAATATTCTCTATAGGAGTATATTCCCAGTCGCTCATTGCTTCTCCTCCAACCACTGATCAAGTGATTGTATTACCCACGTTTGGTTTATCCCCTTACGCTTACGCTTCCATAAGACGTAGTGGAAAGGTGTCTTGGTATTCCTAGCCTTTGCATAGTTAGCTGCCTCTACCTCTATCTGATTCCAGAAGTTATCAAGTTCTAACTTAGCTGTGTTCTTACATTCAAATAGGTAGGTCTCACCTGCCACGATAACTACGACATCACCCTCATCATCTTTACCTGCAAGGCGTAGACGCTCTGCGTTGAAGCCTAACTTCCTAAACCACTTGATGATATCTAGTTCAAAGGTAGCACCCTTAGTCTTATTGTACTTCGGACTGCTCATCTAACTTCACTTTGTTAACCTTGTAACGTAGCTGACCATCTTGTTCTTCCACTTGTACAATACCGGACTCGATAAGTAGGCTAGCAAAACCAGCAAAATCATCTTCCAACTTTTTAATTTTATTCTTGACATAGTTCAATTCCGTTTCGTGCTTCATCCTAGTAAGTCAACCGCCTCTGCTATTCCTTCTTCTAATGTTATCTTAGGTGTATAAAATTCTAGGAGCTTTGTGTTATCTGACACTCGGTGCATACAACCAACTGGCTTATCAGGATTAGTTTTAATTGCACCTAGATAACCAACTGCATCCATAGACATTCGTGCTAGTTCGATAAACGAAGTGGAGCGACCAGTTCCTAAGTTGACAGGACCAGTCACACCTAATCTAACTGCTACCATTACTGCGTTAATTACATCAGTCATATGGATAAAGTCTCTTGTCTGTGTGCCTGGACCCCATACTTCAAACGGGTCTTGTCGTTCTAGTGCACGCTTGACGTACATTGGGAACGGATAGGTCAGGTCTTGATCCCATCCATAGCCAGAAAATGGCCTAAAAATATGGACATTTGGTACAAACTGGGCAAGAAATTCACCTGTCATCTTGCTCCAACCATAGGTCATATCAGGTGTGCCTTCTAAAAATTTTAAATCAATATCAATTTCATTTAATTTATAATCTTCATAATCTTTAGTTTGTAAATTTGTTGGATACGCAGCACTAGATGAGAAGTAAACAATCTTCTTTGGGTTAGTCTTTAAGCACCACTGAAAGAACTCTGAATCGATAGATAGATTATCAGCAACTGCCATTGGTCTACCCTCAATAGATTCTCTACCACCTACGATAGCAGCTAGGTGGATAACAAGATCATACTGCTTATCTTCTTTCTTAAAGAAATCTCTGCAATCTGTACCTGTCTTAATATCAATTAGAGTTAGGTTATCTTTATCTAACTTCTGTTTAAAATATTTACCAACAAATCCCTCACTGCCCGTGATTAATACGTCCATCATTCCCCCAGTCATACATATACGTTACGTGTCCTGTCTCTTGTATTGCCATATCTCTATCGCTGTAATAGACATAGACATCATTCTCATCTACAGCGCAACCAATATGGCATAGCGTAGATAGACGCTTGCGTTTAATAATGCGCTTCTCACTTGGTGGTTCTAGTTGAATACTGTAATACTCATCGTGAACCAAGCAATCATTCTTAACGTGTGGATATATCTCTCTAGCTAAGAAGTTTTGGTCTGCCATATATTCATCTCTGAAATCATAATCTAATAACTTCTTATGCATTAGGTTTCCATAAGCCTGTGTTTTCATAGCGAACATACCAGCACTGATAACGTAGTTATGACCAGCAGGATGATCTCTAATAATATGGAAGTTAAAGTTACTATCCATAAACTCTTGATGTGCCTCAGCTTCACGAAGTGATAACCTTGCATCCACATCCCTAGATAGAACCACATCTACATCTGTATCTAGGCAAGCCATAAAGCGCCACGTTCTAGCAATACTATTCTCTTCATCCTCTACCTTAATTAACTCAACGTGTGGAAATACTAATAACGTAGATAGCACCCACTTAGGTACGCTCTTGCCATAGTAGTAGCGACAAGTAAAGCCAGGAAAGAATCTCTGTGCCAACTCTGCGTTCTTGATAGCGCCAACAAGGAAGCGTATCTCGCTACCGTAAAGTGAATAAGAGATTACTTGTTTCATAGTCCGAGTGCTGTTGTAATCTTCTCTAGTTCGCCTGCAAAGTCCTCTTCCATATAGCGATGCAACTCCATACGATCTGCATTAGCTACCTCGTTAGAGTTTGCTTCACGATACTGCTCATCCCATTCAACTTTACCGGCTACAGGATGTAGGTGTTCAATGATTACGTTATCGAAATACCACAAGGTACCAAGACGTTGACCAAGAATCATCCAGTAGTTATCCATATATAGATGCACCAACTTAGGCGGTGCCATATAACCTACTGCCTTGATGATGTTAGTAGACATCATTACTGCTGTAGCTAACTGATGCTTCTGTAGTAGGTCATTGCCGTAAGCAAGACCATAACCCTTATGTGCAATAGCCTTAGTTAAATACTCATCCCAACTAGGTGTCTGCACCAAGTGGTCATCACCTAGAAAGAAGATAGTCTCATACTTATTTGCATACTTATTAGCAACTAGGTTTAGTGTGCCATTCATACGCAGTCTTGGGTTCACCTCATAGGTAACACCATCTAAGCGTGGGTATAAATCTGATTGGTCATCATCAATAGCAATAACAAAATCTGACATTACGCTATGTTCTTTTAAAGCGTTGATGCAACGCTCTGCATTATCTGGTCTACTTCTAGTAGGCAGAATAACTAGGTTGGTGTTCATTGATATAAAGCCCCTTGATCGAACTGCTTAAATATGTGGTTGTTTAAATTCATATCTGTAATCTGGCAAGCTGCGTAGTTAGTATCTAGTTGTGCATAGTCTCTACCATCAGCCTGATGTGGACCGAAGCGGTTCTTAACCGATGCAACTTTAAGTATCTTACCCATAGGGTCATAGCCTAACGTAAGAATTAACGCAGGTAACTGCGACACCTTACCTTGAATAGCCCTGCGTGCAGCAGGGTCTGTGCCATTACCATACTCACTTGCCTCTGATACGTGGTGTAGCACTAAGACGCAAGCCTCTGTACTACGAGCCATATCGTGCAACTCCATCATAATTGCACGAAGTCCGGCCCATTCGTTGTCAGTCTCAGCTGCAACATTCATTAGGTTATCTACTACTATTAATTCAGGAGCAACTCCATAGAGTTCTATGTATGCCTTGACTTCTAACTCAATATCATCTAGTGATGGAGATGAATCGAATACCCACTGAATGTGTTTAATCTTCTCGAAATATTCGTCATAGTATCTATTACTATTATTGAGGTTAGTTTCAACTGTCACTTGTGAGTGACCTGATATATGTGCTGCTGCACGGATCATCACCGTCGTTATGTCCGTATCTGCAGAGAAGAATAGGGTTGGTCTAGCTGCTTGTATTGCATAGACAAGAGCGAACATAGACTTACCTGCATTGGGAGCAGCTGCCACCATACAGACTTGTCCACGTCTGAAGCGTATTGACTTCTCTTTAAGTGCTTTCCAAACATCAGGCAGAGGTGTTGCTTTGGTATTAGCACCACTCCAAGCCCTAGTTAAACTAAGCACTTTGCCTCTTTCTCTTTACTCTAATACGTTGACGTTCTTTCGAGGTTAGACCACCCCAGATACCAAACATCTCGTTATTGATTCCCCACTCTAAACATTCTTCTTTATGGGTGCACGAATGACATAGACGTTTAGCCATTTGTATCTCTCGTGAATCTTCTGCCTTATCTGGAAACCAGAAGTCACTTCCTACTTCAGCACAAGCGGGCTCCTCATACCACCAGGGCCCACGCATTGGTTATCGAACCCAGATAGTTTGGCACTTGTCTGTTGCACCCTTTGGTGCAGCACACATCCAGCCCTTCCAAGGACCCTTAGCGCTTACGCCTTCTTTGTATGACATCGATCCGTGCTTACATACCTTATCGCTAGAGATTTCGGTAGCACCTAGTTGCACCTTTGCATTAGCAAGGTTAGCTGATGGTGATGAATCAGCACCAATAGCTGCTGCTGTTGCAGTAATGATGGTTGCCTTATCAGCAAGAGCAATGAGGTGACCCTCTAGTTCATCTGCATCTTTTGCATAAACATTAATCAATGTTCCGTTGGCTAACTTATAGTTAACCTGTAATCCTGTGTCCTGGCCTGCAGCCATTTAGTTTCCTCCAGTTTGTTTGATTGATAATCTCTGTGATTCCTTGCCCTCTTTGTATGGTATCTCTATCCCACTTAACTCAAGAGCTTTGGTATCTACAGTCTTACGTCCTGCAACAGTGGTCCAGTTAATTGCTAGACCTGATTGGGTCACTCCAAGTAGACCCGCAAGTGAATCTTTTAAACCCTCTTGCTTCTCTTCCAGTTCTTTAATTTGCTGACCCAGTTGCAGATAAAGCAAGGCCGCCTTATCCGCATCTGGATCCGCTATTAAATTTTCCTCAACTACTTTGCCATCTTTTTTTTTAAGTCCTACGCAGCCAAGTTCCCCACTAGCGTCGTAGTACTTGCAGTAATGTTTACAATAGTTCTCATCACGTTCCGGCTCAGGAGCTTCGGTTGATTCCTTGATTGCAGATAGCCAGTTCAGTGCTTCTTCTGCAATCGACGGGTCGTATGGTTCAGAGTGGACCTTTATGTCTCGCTCATCTCCATCACGTGCAATGGCTACCAAGTTGACATTAACGGGCTTCCCCTTCCCGCTTTTATCAAGTAGGTAACCATAAACCTGAACCTGCCAACGCTGTTGGGTGCTAGGAAAATAGCTAAGGTTTGATTTCTTAACTGTTTTCCAATCAACAACATCGCCAGTCTCAGGAATCCATAGGTCAATGTGAGCTTTCATCTCTCCGTATTCAACGGTCTGCTCAACAACATACTTCTTACCAGTAGGATCTGCCATTTCCAACGCCTCTTCGATATGTGCGTGGATAGCAGTACCCATAATGGCAGCTAATTTCATTTCATTATCGTTAGTCTCAGGTTGGTCATTTAATCTATACCAAACCTTACGACGGCAACCACCTAACTCAGATGGTCCAATCTGTACCTGAGTAGAACGTGGTCGTGAGTTCTCCTTAGCGTGGAGAATATCTACTAGGAACTCTTTCATAGTTCTAATTCTTTCAGCGTTTCAATCGCTCTGTCAAGTCCTTCGTTGATACCAGATAGGAAGCTATCCTCATTACTGGTTCCATAGATATTTAAACTTACACGTTCTTCTGATATGCGCTCTATAATCTTTGCAATCATATCTTCTTTAATGATAGGAATTGTTTTCTCCATCATTTACCTTTCTTAGTGGGGAAAATATTCTACACTACACATCTCTTGGTTTGTCAACCTCTTCTGGTTTGAAACCAAATAGCCATTCAAGTAGGTCGGGATTATCTTTAAGTACATCCACGATGTGATAGCCCACTAGGTCGCAGACCTCTTCGATATTAAATCTCTTCCTATCACATAGTAGAGATTCAAAGATAACCGCGTGAGCTACCTCGTGCATTAGTACACGTACGAGTTTATCTTCCGGTAGGCGATGTCTAATGGAGATACGATTAGTGGCAGGATCTGTTAGCCCATAACTATCTTCTTCGTTATGGTTATAGTCAATGCGATACTTCTGTCCAAATATCTTCACCAAGTAGATGCGTGCCATAAATTAATCATATCACATCGCGTGGCTTCGGCGTGTCTTACGACACGTCTTAGTGGGGTTTGAGTATAATACGAGCCGTAGGCGAGTTACTGTACGGCACCGAGCCTTGGCGGCTCGGAGTATAGCCAGGCGAGGTACTTACGGTAGTACATCCCACCTTCCGTCTACCTACCCTGCCAAGAAACTAATGGAGAATATACCAGAGAAGTTCGCACCAGACCTCAGATCGATAGGACCTACTCATATCTGCATCTGCGGTTGCACTGTCTTTGAAACCATTATCAGCTTTGATGACTACGCTATCTCTTGGTGGTTCCTAGAAGGCAAGTGCATTAACTGCGATGCCAAGGTAACTCTTCCTTGCCCTGTGGATAAACCAGAATGACCAGACCAGATTGGCATCGTCTACTAGAAATAGATGAAGATAATAGAACTGGAGTTTGTCAGGTATGTGGTCCTGTTCGTTTAAAAAAGCGGTACAGAAAAAGAAAAAATGGCAGCGATTATTACCGCTGCTCTAAAAATTACTTTAATCAAAAGAAGCTCCAGAAAAGACCTTACAGAAGATTATTAAAAGACACTTGTGAGAAGTGTGGGTTTGTACCTATACATATAATTCAATTAGATATAGACCACATAGATGGAAACAATTCCAATAATGACCCTAGTAATTTACAAACTTTGTGTGCCAACTGTCACAGATTAAAAACATTTTTAAACCGAGATTTTGACAACAAAAAAAGGCCCCCATCCCCGAAGGGATGAGGGCTGTAGCCTCGCAGTCAGAACTAATTATTCAACGCGTCCATAATCCTTGCTGTGCTTAGATGCCCACTTAGTAGCAGGCGCTGCAAGCGCACCAATTAGAACTGCATAATGCGGAGCCATATCAGTAATAAGAGCAACGCCCATAGTTACTGCTGCCGCAGCTACTGCTAGTAGGTAGTCAGTAACCATCTTCTTTGTCTTATCGCTTATCTTGAACTTCTTCACATCTTCTCCCATCGAGGACGACCAAACCCTGTTACGTATACAGGTAGTCTCTTTCTGTTTTTCTTCTTGTATGCCCTGACCTTAATCAGAACCTCTCCACCATTTGACTGTGACCCAGCCTCAGAGGTATTACCCTCCACTGTAGTTACAGTTCCATCTCCGTTATCTTTGATAACGATTCCTACGTGATCTGTTCTCTCCCCACCAGGAAAGTCAAAGAACACAATATCTCCTGCGTGTGGCATAGAAGTCTCAGCGTTAAACCATTGACCAATGCCTTTAAAGGATTCAACACCGGCAGGTGTATAGACCACATTAGGTAGCTTTGCCTTGACCTGAGTAGCACACCACATTACAAAGTAACCACACCAAGGTTGTCCATTATTCTTGTTGTACTTAACCTTGTTAGAGTCCTTTGGTGATTCAGTAGTTCCCACCTCAGCGAGTGCTACTTCAACAAACTTCTCTCGTTTAGTTTTCATTACTTCTCCAAAAGGAATTTATAAATGTCATCTAATCTCTGCTCAAGTCTTGTGATGCGGTCATTCATACTGCCACCACCATTAGGCTTGAGTTCAGATAGGTAGTGCTTTACTAGGAATCTAATTCCTGCAAATGCTCCACCCATTAGGGTCATTACAGATACGGCTATTCCAGCCCAGTCAGCAAAGGTCATTTATATTCCTTATGAGATAGTACGGATAGTGATAAGGCAGAGGCCTCCATATCCGGAGTAGCGCTTATCGGTAGGTGTCTTGTTGATAAAGTCAATCTCCTCAATGATGCCCGTAAAGGTCTCAGGAGTTGTTGGCCTAAAGTCTTGTACCACCAAGGTATCTCCGTTGCTCTCAATGGCTTCTATGGCCTTTAAACGGTCATATGCAGACCCGTCATAGCCTGACTTATTACCAAACTTATCTGACTCGCTATCGAATAGGGAGCACGGATACTGGATAAGGCGCTGACGTGGCAAAGCAGGTAGAACCTTAAGCTGATAGCCGGTAAAGGTAGGACCCTTAGTTGCATCGGTATCTGAACGGCTCATCTGGAACTCAAAGGCTAGATACTGCTGTGCTCCTGGTGGGTAAGCAACACCAACCTGACCTACCTCGGATCCTTGAGCATAGGTACCAAGACCATACTCATTACCAAACTGGTCAACAGATAAAATGACTAGGCTTCCATCGGTGGTATCAAAACGTGGCACAACATACTTAAAGATTTTATTTTCTAGTGTGTTATAGCGAACGTAACCAGTATGTAAATAACCTGTCTCAATTAAATCTGTTGGTGATTGAATGTAATTAGAACCATTAGTTGTACCGTTATTAGCAGTACAGAATACAAGTTGGTTAGTGTTACCTGAGAATGAACAGGATGTAGTAGTAAAACCTGTAGTTGTAGGGTCATATAAATCCCAAGCGTATGCAAAGACAAGGCTAGATATCTGCTGACCTAAGTTAACGCGAGTAACGCCAGGGTTACCATCTACGTTGGTTGTGCACCATAGATACTTGTCATAACCTGCTACGTCATAGACTGGTTGCTCTGATTCAAATAGCAATGGACCATATGCAATAGACCCATCTGTATCAGATACTGCAGCCATACGTAAACCAAGGCTGGTACCAATAGCCATATAACCTAAGTAATAGTAGATTCTAAATGCAATCTCACCTACTGGTAGTTCAGCTGCGGTAATCGCAGATGTAAGAGTAGGCATAGCACCAGCAGTAGTAAGAGTAAACTTACTGATAGTTGACTGGATACCTGTGTAACCTGCCAAGTAGATAGCAGCACCAGATGAAGTGATACTGGTATATACAAAGTTATCTGTTGGGTGGGTGTAGACAGGAGATGGCAACGCAGTTGCTGTGGTTGCAAACTCATAAACAGAGTTATTTGCTGCTAGAACTAGACGTTCTTTAGTGAACTCAATAACCGCATTGGTTACTACTACACCGGTAGCGTTAAACATCAAGGTAGGAGAAACAGATGTATCTGCAGTTAATAACTTCTTATATACGTGTAACTTACTGCTACCACCTGAGACTACGTTGGTTACCCAGTAAGCATACTTACCATCATCACAGATAGAGTAAACAGGATCATTAACGCCAGCAGTGTAGTCAATAAAGTGAACTAGGTTGCCACCTACGTCAATCTTATCTACGTCATACTTATCCCAAAGAAGGACTGCATCCTGAGTTACTAGACCAGTAGTAGCAACTGATGTTACGTTGCTTGATACTTTAGCGTAGCTAATAGTTGTAGCACCTACTGCAGTAAGTACGTAAGTACCATTAAAAGTAGCGTCAATGTTATCCACAGTAACGGTAGCACCGACAGTTAGGTAGTGAGTACCGATAGTCAAGGTTGCTACGTTAGATGTAAGAGCCTTATTAGTTACTGTGTAACTTGGACGGATAGAACGAGTAATTTGGTATGGTCGTTTGTTAGGCTGTAAGTCACCTGTTGTATAGTGGCTAGTAAAGGTAGTAGGTAAAAGTGTTACCTGTCCTTTTTCCCATACGTTGCAACCTTTTGAATAAGTGTATTGAAAGCGTAGCGATTCATCCTGTGTAGGTTCATAAAAGGTAATACCTTGACCTAGATGAAATGATGACTGGCTACGTAACCACCAACCTGTTAAGGTCTGCTCACCTGGTTCACGACTCATATCAACTTGGTTCTTACGATATTGAGCAGTTACTCTACGGTAAGGGTTGTTATCATCGTTAAGCAAGAAGAATGGTTGACCACCAATAGAGATATCGTAGGCAACGCCATTAGCTGCATACGTTGGAGTATTCTGAGGATTACCTACTGCAACCGGAATTGGTTCGGTAATGTTTGGTTGTACACCTGCCACTTGATCTCCTTATAAAAAGTTAACGGAGCAGTTTTGCGTCATACTCAGGACGATTTATTACTTAGATAATGCAGCAATTTCGTCAGCAGTCAAACCAAGTGCTGCTAACTTTGCTTGTGCTGCTTCTTTAGCGGCAGCTACTGCTGCTGCCTCGGCTTCGCGTGCTGCTTGCTCTTCAGCTGCCTTAACCGCAGCCGCTTCCATTTCTGCAATCTCAGCGTCAGTCAGTTCAATCACTGTCTGCTCGCCAGTCTCGCAGTTTATTTCCACACGTGTTGGACGTTCTGACATTGTGTTTCTCCCTAGTAGTTTATCAAGTATTGACATTATGAATTTTTAACTCCGTATAAATAGAATGATGA